TGCGCCTGCTGCTGAGCCATCAGTGCGGCCACCGCGGGGTTGTTCTGCGCGGCCGGGGCCGGATCCGGGGTGTGCAGCTCGTTCTGCGCGGCCGGGACGTACTGCGCGTCGAAGTTCTTCGGCGCGTTGAACCGCGGGTTGGTCTTCACGCCGTCGCGGCTGTACGTCACGGTGAGGGTGCCGCCGACCTCCAGGCCGCGGGCTCCGGTGGCGCGCACCGCCGAGGCCACCGCGTTCTTCATCTGCCCCTTGACGTAGAGGCGCCGGGATCCGTCGTCCTCCGGGTCGGCCGGGTCGCGCTCGGCGGTGGCCAGGGTGACGACGAGCTGCATCTGCGGCTTCCCGTCGTCCCAGAACTTCAGCTCGCCGGTGGTGAAGTCGCGCTGCTGCTCGACGGTGGGCCGCTCGGTGATCCGGCCGGACACGGTGGTGCCGAGCACGGGGAACTTCGCCGAGGGGACGCCGCCGCCCATCAGGAAGTCGTCGGCGGAGGGGACCTGGTGCTGGGTGGGAACGGTCATGATCTGGTTCTCCTTATGCGATGAGTGCTTCGAGCTGGCTGCTCTTGGCTTCGGTGCTGGTTCCGGGGCAGCCGACGGACAGGTCGGTGCTTCCGGGCTTGAGCCACGGGCAGAAGCGGCAGTTCGCCTGCTTCGTCGTGGGGATCCGGGTCCAGCGCTCGGGGTGCGCCTCCGGGTCGAGGTCGATCACCCGTTGCTGAATGCGGTCGAGCCGGGCGAGCGCGTCGAGCGCTACCTGCCGGTCGTAGGGCTCGGACCAGACGTGCACCTTGAGTTCGTGGTACCGAGCGATGAAGGTCACGGCGACCCGCGCCGGGGCTTGGCCCGCGTTCTCCTGCCCGAGGCCGTACAGGTGGGCCTGGATGCGGTACTTCTCGCTCGGGCCCTGACGGCGGTACTTGTCGTGTGTGCTGACGCCGACGAGCTTCCAGTCGTTGTTGAGCAGGGCGAGCCGGTCAAACAGGTCGCTGCTGCCCTCCAGCGCGGCGGCCGGCAGGGGGCTGGGTCGCACGGTGACGCGCTCTTCAATGCGGTACCGGGGCTGACCGTCCGGCATGACCACCTGCCGGGCCTCGAACTTCTCGGCCATCCACATGTGGAATCCGGTGCCGATGATCGCGGCGATCGGGTCGCGACTGTCGTTCGTCTCGGGCCAGTCGAGCAGCTTGTAGGAGAGCTGCCGCTCGCACGGCTCGCCCACCTCGCTCGGGCCGATGGCCCGCTGTTGTGACCGGCTGCTGGCAGCGTCCGCGTCGATGATGAACTGACCGATTCGTTCGGCCAGGAGCTGGCTGTATTCGTCGTTCCCGGTGGCGATCATCGGGCGCCTCCGCAGGTGCAGTCCTCGAACGTGTGGCGGCACTCGGGGCAGCGGGGGTCGTTCACGACGCCCTCCGGTCCTGCTTGGCGAAGCTCAGCAGCGCGGCCTCCGCCTGCTCCTTGGCCGCAACCATCGGCTCCGCGAAGGCGAGCATCCGGCGCGCGGCTCGCAGCGCCTGCGGCCCCGTGAGTGCCTGCTTCGTCGCCAGCCGCTCGACGAGCTGTGTCTTCAGTTCCTCGAACGCGAGCCGGTCCGGGGCGTGTCCGTCGTGCTCTTCGTTCGGGTTGGCGCAGGCGAGTTCCATGAACGTCTCGAAGAACTCGTCCCCCATGAGCAGGTCGAGGAGGTCGTGGGTGTTGTTGTCGACGAGCGGGGTGACGTCGAGGGTGATCCGGCAGGGAGTGGCCTCGATGTAGAGGCGTCCGGTGGCGGGGGTGCGGTCAGCGGGCATCGGTGCCTCCGAGGAGCAGTTCGAGGAGCCAGAAGGCGAGGAAGGCGACGCACAGGGCGAACAGGAGGATCACGGCGACACCGCCGGGAGGTCGCGACCCAGCTCGTAGCGGTGGTGGAGGGGCGAGTCGTGCGGGTCCTCTACGGGGGCGTGGCGCTCGACCGCGTCCGCCCGCGTCTCGATGGTCGAGGCGGCGTCGTCGGCCCACTCCCCGGAGTAGGTGTCCCGCACGAAGGTCGCGGCGTGGCGCAGCATGGTCGCGTCGCGGCGCGCCAGGGCCAGGGCACCGAAGTCCCGGCCGCTGTCCGTCCACACCGTGGCCCTGCTGACGAGATGGAGAGCGCCCAGCGCGGCCGTACCCGGGTCTTCCAGGTCGTAGCAGAGGGAGGCCAGTGCGGCACGCGCTTCGACGGCCGCCTGCTCCAGCTCGGCGATCCGGTCGCGGGCCTCGGACAGCGCGACCATCGCGTCGGACAGTGCCTCGTTCGTCGAGTGCCGCTCCGCCTCCAGCTCGGCGATCCGGGTCCGGAGACGCTCCAGCTCGGCCGCCGCGTCATCACGGGTCCACAGGTACGACGGCGCGCAGTCCACGTGGACGATCTCTCCGCTGTCGTCGACGCCCGTGACGCGCATCCCGGACTCGAGCTCGTCCGTCGTCCGGTTGTGGAACATCAGAGGCGCGGCGAGCGTCTCGGCGGCCGCGCGGACCGTGAAGCGCGCCATCTCGTACGGGTGCCAGACGCGGTCACCGGCGCTGAGCCCGTCGGTACGCACGCGGAGACTCTGTGCTTCCAGCTCGGCCACCCGGGCCCGCAGCCGCTCCAACTCGGCCGCCGTCTCCGGGGACTGGAGCAACTGCGCCAAGCCGAGCGCGTACACCACCGTCGCGACCATGTCGCAGAACGAGTCCGGCGAGTTCAGCAGCGCCGCGTTCGCGGTCTTCAGCGCCAACAACTCCGTCGGCGTAGGCGAGTGCGTCATGCCGGACGCTCCGCGTCCAGCGCCGCCACCACCATCTGCAACGCCGCATGGAGATCAGCCGCAGCCTGCACCATCGCCGTGTGGTCGTGGACACTCGCGTCGTTACGGCGAGCCAGCGCCGACCGAGCGCACTCAACCGCCGTGTCCACCGACACGACCAGCGGCAGACCGTCACGGTCCACGTCGTACAGCGGGTCCAGCGTGCCCAGGGCGCCGCGGACCGGGCGCCGGTCCCCCGAAGGGAAGTTCGTGGGTAGGGTGATGCTCAAGGTGTCCACTCCTTCTTGTGGTGCGTGGATGCCGAGGGGTCGCGTTGGACCGGCCAGGGTCCGAGCGGCCCCGTTTTCGTTGGTCAGGCGGAAGCGCTGACGAGCTGCGGGGCGTGGGCGCCCTCGGACTCGTCGGCGAAGTCCGGGTCGTTCGCGGCCATCCAGTTCTCGACCTTCACGAGGTCGAACCGGCGGCCACCGCCAGCGAACGGCTCCACGGGAAGGCCCTCTCGGATCCACTTCAGGACCGTCCAGTCGGAGACTCCGTAGCGGGTCTCCAGCTGCGGCTGGGAGAGGAGGGGGAGGAGGCCGGCCGGGAGCGGGACGATGCGGTCACTCTTCTTCGGCATTGGGCCTTGACCTTTCTACAGTCGAAGTCGAATGTGTGGGCATGAGGAAGAAGCGTTGGATCGGGCGGTTGATCACCTCGGTAATCAGCCATGCGGTCCAGAGCTCGCACTTGCTTCGGGCTGTGCGCCCCGTGCCGGTGATCCGGCCGATGGTGGCCGGACTGACTCCGCGTCCCTCCGGGTCGACCGCGCGGGTCTTCTCGGCGAGTTCTTCGAGGGTCAGCCCCTGGCGCTTCATTTCGTCGCGGAGTGGCTGGCCTTCGCCCTTGCGGAGCAGCTTCGTCATGGGGACCTCGTGCTGGGTGAGGCGGTTGAGCTCCTCGGTGTGAGGTGCTGCGACAGTTCTACAGCCGAAGTCGAAGTCGCGTCAACGAGTTCCGCCGAGAATCTCCGAGTGTTGTCGGGCGGCAAGCGAACTTCGAATGGGTGTTCTATGATGTGCGCATATGCCATCCGCAACGGCGCGTGACGGGGAGGTCGCGCGCTGCTCCGGAACCGGCCATGGTTCTACTTTTACTTGCGAAAAGTAGAAGGTGACCGGCACTCTTAGCACGTGAAGAACGAGGAGACCCCCCACCCCGAGGACTTCGCCCAGATCCTCCAGAGACTCAAGGACAAGCACGGCGTCAGCGACAGTGAGATCGCCCGCCGTACCGGCCTGCACGTCTCAACGGTGAATTCCTGGGTGCACCGCAAGCGGGTCCCTCGCCCCGACGCCATCCGTGACCTCGCAGCAGCCTTCCCTGACTTCACCGAGGAAGAGCTGTCCGCGGCTGCCGGCCGCAAGATGCCCGGACCGCTGACTCCCGAGCGCGAGGAGCGGATCCTTGAGCTCATCCGCGGCCTCACCGCCGAGCAGCAGGCGTTCACCGAGGCTCAGCTCCGCGGCCTCAACGAGGCCAACCGCAGCTGACGTCAGGGGCGTGCAACCCTCCGGGCGCTTCGCGGGTCCAACAGAAATGGACTCGACCACTCCCTGTGAAAATGCGGAGACGCAGCGCACACAGAGTGGTGGCATATTCACCTAACCGGATGTACCGTCGATCGCACGGCCTCGTCCTCCCCCGCGGCTGACGTCCATGTCGCCTGCACTTCGGGGGGTACCTGTGTGCATCCGTGTTGAGTTCGCCGAGCCCTCGGACCTCGTCCTCTGGGACCCGGAGCACCGGCTGGTGAACATCCCCGCCGGTCTTCCCCGTGGCGCCTCCCTCCGCGTTCTGCGCACCATCCTTGAGCAACTGGCCATTGTTCAGCTCCCGGTTGGTGCACGCTGCTTCTGCGGGGCGCCTGTACGGCTCCTGCCCCGCGTACCTCAGCAGCGGAGGAACGAGCAGGTGAAGCATGGCGCGTAGAGCAACGAACAACCCCCGGCAGAAGCGCAGCAAGACGTGCGGCTGTGCCCCGTGCCTGGAGGAGTACCCGGCGGAGCAGTACGGCGAGCGGAAGAAGCGCCGCGACTGCCTCGGTACCTGGCAGGCCCGCTATCGGGACGCCGACGGGAAGCAGAAGGCCAAGCACTTTCCGAAGAAGAGCGAGGCCGACGCCTTCCTCGACAGCATCCGCACCTCGGTCCGCCAGGGAACCTACTTGGACCCCAAGCGCGGCGACATCACGGTCACTGAGTGGTGGGACAAGTGGTGGCCCGGACACAAACAGGGCCGCACGACAACCAGGAACCGCAAGCTGGCGTCGTGGAAGCACATCGAGGGGAAGTGGGGCCGGCGGAAGCTGAACTCGCTGACCCACATGGAACTTCAGGCGTGGATGACGGCCGAAGTGAAAGGCCACGCGACGCAGAAGAAGGTCCTGGAGCTGCTCAACATGATGCTCCGCGACGCCGTACGTGACCAAAGGATCGCCTTCAACCCGGGCGAACACGTCAAGGTCACCGCGTCCCCGCCCGCGCGCCACCCGGACGACCTGAAGCCGCCGACGAGGGAACAGTACGCGCTCGTCCGGGAGCAACTTCCTGAGTACTATCGGCCCTTGGCCGTGTTCCTGGAAGAGACGGGGATGCGGTGGGGTGAAGCGACCGCGCTCCGCCTCTGCAATGTCGACGTGGGCGCCGACATCGTCAAAGTCAGGGAAGTGGTCATCGATGACGAGGGCCACCTGACCAGGCAGGCCGCGCCGAAGACTGCCGCCGGATTCCGGATTGTTCCGCTGACACCCGCCGCCGTGGACGCCGTCAAGACGATGATCGCGAAGTGGAATCCCGCGGACACCGAGTCACCGATCGAGTCCGGCATGCATCCCGAAGAGCTCATCTTCCGAAGCCCACGGGCCGGCGGTACACGCCGCATCCGGAACGAGGCCGGAGAGCTGGTCACGGTGAACATCGAAGGCGTGCTGAGCAGGAACAACTTCAAGCGGGTGTGGCTGCCGGCCATCAAGGCCGCCGGCATCGCCCGGCAGGTGAAGAACGCGGAGACCGGCCGGAACGAGTGGTGGCCCCGGGTGCACGACTACCGGCACGCCCTCGCAACCCGACTCCACGCGCAGGGGGTCTCCGAGAAGGACGTCCAGCTGGTGCTCGGACAGAAGCGCGGTGGCCGGGTGACGTGGCTGTACACCCACGGCAGCGACGAGGCGCTGTCGACGGTGCTGTCAGCGATGCAGGGGAAGAAGGTCCGGCACTTGGAAGCGGTCTCATGAGGCTGCTGGCGGGGGCTGGGTCCACAACGAGTCCACAATCCCCGCTCGGGGCGACTCGGAGAGTCTCGGAACTTCCCTCCGCCCCCTTCGGAGGGACCGTCAGGGGCCCCTCGGAGGGTCTCGGAAAGTCCCGGAAACCCCCTCTGACCTGCGCCTGTGTTCTTACAAAGCAGATGTCGGCGGTTCGAAACCGTCCGCGCCCACTGTGAGAAGTAGCAGGTGAGAGCCTGTGGCGGCCCCTCAATCGTGTTCGATTGGGGGGCCGTCGTCGCGTCTGGAGTCCACATAGGGTCCACATCGCCACGATGGTCGGCAAATTTAGGGTTGCCTCTCCAGCAGTCCTGGGCCGTACAGTGCTGACTACTGAGCGGGCCGACGTGCTCCCCACACGCGTCAGACGCAAGCTGCTCGACATTCTGTGGCTGTCCCAGCGGGGAGGTTGGGCGCCACAGGCAGAGGCCCCCGCCGTGAATGTCGGCGGGGGTCTTCTCGTTACGGTAGGCCACACAGCACTGCCCCGTCCCGCGAAGGGACGGGGCAGCTCTGCTCTGGCTGAACCAGAGCGCTGGGCAGCCGGCGGCGGACGCAAGTACGCCGCCAGCACCCAGGTCCGCTCCGGGGCGCGAGGCGCCGGGGCGGACGGTGGCGCGGGGGGTCACCGGCAGATGCCCTCCGCAAGTCAAGATCAAACTTTTTCCCTGGCCAGGTAAAGACAAGATGATCATGCCCGACGGAATTTGGAGGGATGCCCTCCGAACAGCCCGCCTGGGTCCTCACCCGCCGCGAGCTCATCGGCGCCCGCATCCGAGACGCCCGAGTCACAGCCGACCTCAGCCAGGTTGAACTCGCGAACCGCGTCGGCGCCGACCACAAGACCATCCACCGCATCGAGTACGGGCAGAGCGACCCCAGGCTCACCCTGCTCCTACGGATCGCTCAGGCCGTCGACGTACCGCTCGCCGAGCTGGTGAGGTAGCCCCGGCCGGGGACGGGTCGGCCGGGGCTGCTGTACCTGCCCGCCCGTGGCCCGCCATGACCACGGACGAGCAGGAGATCAGCGGCGGAACCGGCGCCGGGCCATGTCCTGGTACTGGGCGATCGCCACCAGCGGATCATCCCGCCGTCCGGCCAGCGAGCTGCTGTGCGCAGCGCAGGCGTACACGTCCTCGCCGTTCTTCACGGCGACGACCACCGTCGGGGTGCCGTTCGGGTTCGTGGCGCTCCCGCACGTGGCGCAGCGGCGTTGACGGGTCATCGCTTCCTCCTGTGGCAAGGGTGGTCGCAGCGGATCGTCTCCACGAGGTCCCCGTACCGGGTACGGACCTCACCAGGCCGGCACAAATGGCACTCGCCCAGCTGGCACTCGCCAGTGAGGACGGGAGTTCCGGCCTGCTTCTGGGGAGAGGCTGGCGACGTCACCCGCGGTCTCCCGCCCGGTCGGGCTCCTCGATGAAGGAGTACATGGGGACGACGCCGCGCGCCTCAGCGCACGCGCGGTGGGCGTAGATGTGCTGGCCGGGGCCGGAATTGTCCGCCAGCACGCGGACGCACACGTCGGCGCCCGGCTCGGGGCAGTAGGTGCAGGAGCGGCCGACCGGGCGCTGCGGCCGCATTGGCACGCACCCGCAGGAGACGATCGGCCACTCCCGGTCCGAGCCAGACCGGACTATGGTCCCGGCCGGGGCCAATTTGGTGGTGACGGCGCCGCAGTGCCAGCACGCCTGGCCGTGAAGGCGGGCGATGCTGACCGGCCCCTCAACGAGCGTGTGTGAGCCCATCGGGCCACCTCCCTTGCCATGTGATGTGGACAGGGAGATCGTGCAGCGTGGGAAGCGCTACAACTGCTACTGCTTGTAGCAGCTGTCAGACGGCCCCGATCCACTCGGCGAAGTTCGTCAACGACTGGGCGTCCGCGCGGTAGTGGCGACGTAGGCCGGCCGCGACCTCCCGCGCCCACGGGTGCTCCCGCGTGTGCTGCGGCGCTGCGGCGCGTGCCACCTTCAGGCTCTCGAACGCGTCGCTCTGGAGGCCGGCCCAGTCCTGCGCCCGTGCCAGTTCGATGTAGAAGCCGCTACGGCGCTCGGCCGGCAGGCTGCTCGGCGGCTTCCATGCCTCCGCAACCGCGAGGGCGCGATCGATGTGCTGCGGTCCGAGGCTGACTGCGACGGATACCTCGTGGATACGGACAGAGTCCGGGCCGAAGGACGTGCCCAGATACGCCCCTTCCCGGCCGACCTGGTGGGCGAGCGTACGAGCTTGCTTGAGATGGGTGTCGGCGGCGGCCGCGTTCTCGGCTCGTCCGGCGATGACGGCGGCCCGCATGTGGAGAGCGCCGCGAGCGGCGGCTGCTAGGCGCGAGGTGGGTGCGGGCGCGGCGTCTACGGCTTGTTCCAGGGCGGCAAGGCCGACGGCATGGGCACGGGCAGAGAAGAATGTCTCGGTGCGGACGTACGCGGCGGCGGCGGTGACGAGAGGGTCCTCGGATCGGTCGGCGGCCCAGCGCATCAGGTCGATGAGGCGGGCGGAAAGGTCGTGGGCGCCGTACTTGTACGCGACCGCGTCCGCCGTACGGGCAGCCGACGCCAGTAGCCGGGCCGCTGCGGGGTGTTCACTCGCTGGCGCACTGTGGACGTAGCGGATCGCGTCGGCGAGGACACCCGGGATGACGGCGGCGATGCGGCCGTACTGCGCGCCGAGCCGCCACTCCACCGCCGTGCCAACCGCGGCCGCGAGCTCCTGGGGATGCCGGTGTGGTGGCCCCTGGGGGATCTCGTGCCCGGCGATGACCGCGGACAGCTCGGGGAGCGCGGCGTGTACACGGCGCTCGGTGCCCTTGTAGCCGGTGCGGAGCTGCGTGGCATCGACGTGAAGCGCTCGCGCCAGGGCTTCGAGGACTTCGTCGCTAGCGTTCCGGGCGCCGCGCTCGACGGCCCGGATGGTGGCGTACGAGACGCCATCGACGAGGGCGGCCAGTTGGGTCTGTGTGAGGCGGCGGGCGCGGCGGCGGGCGGCGATACGCTCGCCCACCTCCTTCGCGCTGTCGGCGGGCATGACCTGACCGTACCCGCCCTGTGACCAGCCGGGTACGGAAACGGCAACTACTCGTTGACGATCGCCGTCAGGTCCATGAGGGAGTCGATGACCCAGTCCGCCGTGTCGACGACCTGAGGATCGTCTGCCCACAGGTGCCCCCACGGGCCCCGGCGAAGGTGCGCCGTACGAAATCCAGCACGGGCCGCAGCCAGGGTGTCATTCGCCGGATGGTCCCCGACGTAAACGATGTCCCACGGAGCAGCGCCGAACGACGCGTCGGCGACCCGAGAGAAGAACTCCTCTGACGGCTTGGCGCAGCCCCACTCGCCTGAGGTCGCAATGAAGTCTGCTGGCAGGTCGAGGGCGCGCAGCAGGCCAGCGGCCTTCACCGTCTGGTTGCCCGCGATGACCACGCGCGCGCCGAGCTGCCGCAGCTCTGTGAGCGCTGGTCGGACGTCGTCGTACAGGTCGCTTTCGTCGAGGTGCTCGCCGCGGCCGGCGGCCTCGCGGGCGGCGTATTCCGCGCTGATGTCGATACCGGGGTGGAGGAGGCGGAGGGCGTCGGCGTTGTCGCGGCCCTGCGCCACCACGGCGCCGACGAGGGCCGAGACGGTGTGCCGGGGGACGCCGAGCCAGTCAGCCCAGGCGGCCCAGTAACGGTCGTCACGGACGAGGGTCTCACCGATGTCGAACACGAAGGTCTTCACGCGCGCGAGCGTACTGACCCCGGGCACGACGAAAGCGCCCCCTCCCGCCCGAAGGCGAGAGGGGGCGTTGTCACACTCCGGTCCGGTTGTACTCATCCACACGATCCGGCGGCGCCGGCGGCTCGATCCCCTGCTGACGCATCTGCGACGTCAGAGCGGACACGTACCCCGCGAAGGCCCGCACCAGCGACCGGAGCGACTGGAGTTCCTCCTTCGTCTCCGCGAGGTCCCGTTCCCGCTGCTCCCGAATCTCCTTGAAAATCTGCAAGTCGGTCTGCCGCTGGGTCGGCTCCGCCTGGATAGCCGCCGCCGTCTTCGTGGCCCGGGTAGTGAGCCAGCCCACCACGATCACTCCGGCCACCGTGATGACCGGCCCCACCACACCCAGGAACTCGGTCACCCGGGTCTCCCTTCAGCACCCGGGCGGTTCCTCCAGACCATGGGGGCGACCCGCGATGCACACCAGATCACGCCACAGTGGCTCGTGATGTACCAGAGAAAGATCCACAGGCCCCGCGCGTAGTCGCCGATCACGGCGCCCCACAAGTACGCGAAGGCCCACAGGGAAGGCGGCACCGACGCGGCCAGGAAGCCGTACCGGTCCCGCCCGAAGCGAAGCCACGCGCAGGTGAACGCGGCCGCCCCTGCCGCGATCCACACCAGCGCCCAGCAGTGCAGCGGGGCAAAACGCGTCAGCAGGCCGAGGCCTTCGAGCGCAGGCGGCTCGACGATCATCCCCGCTCCGAAACACACCTTGCCGACGCCCATGAAGACGAGGAACGGCCCGCGCTGCCCCAGCTGATCACGCAGCCTGCGCAGCGCGCGGCACTTCACCTACACCCCCGAGGCGGTGGAGGCGCTGTTCTTCGCGCCGACGAAGCGGGCGACGAGTCCCTTCACCAGGGAACCGACGGCGGCCATGCCCGCAGTGCCGACGGTCTCCCAGAAGGTGAGGTTGAACATGTCGCCCGGCCCGGCGGCGAGGGCGACACCGCCAGCCGCGACGAGGAACGTCCAGATGACGCGCTCGGCGAGGTCCCGGGCGTACGTGGCCCCGGTCTTGACGACGGTCTGGACATCGTCGCTGGTGGGGAAGTTCGAGTTCATCAGGGCTCCTTAGTCGGTGGGCTGGTTGGAGGCTTCGGCGAGGCGGGCGCTGAGTTCGTCCACCTTGGCGGTGAGCTCTTCGAGCTTGGCGAGGACGTCGGCGGCGTGCTGGTCCGGCCACACCTGGAAGGTGCTGGCCCTCCGGGTCGGGTCAGTGCCCGGGGCGGCGGTGGGCGAGTTGAAGCGGCGCCCCCAGACCTCGTCGGCAGCTGCCTTGGCGATCTTCTTGACCTCGGCGTCAGTCACGGCCATGTCGGGCTCCTTCGGGGGTGTGGGTGTCTGGCCCTTCGCGCGGGCGACGATGCCCGGGAAGACGACCTCACGGAACTGCTTCACGCGGGCGTCGCCCGGGCACGAGGTGCCCGATACGGCCCACGCCGAGTGCAGGCGGTGGTATCCGTAGCCCGGGTCGGACGCGGTACGGCAGATCCGCAGCGGGATGCCGTGCTTCTGGTGCAGCCACACGCCGAGCTGGATCAGCTTCTCGACCTGTGCGGCCGTCCAGGGGTCGGTTCCCTTGGTGTTCGATGCGGTCTCGATGGACACAGCACCGGTGCCGTCCGGTCGCCGGTTGGCCTGGTAGTTCGCGTCGGCGCGGGTCTCGGTGCCGATGTACTGGGCGAGGTCGCCCTCGTACCCGAGGCCGAAGTGCGACTCCAGGTTGGTCGAGTCTCGCCAGTACTCGTACGTTCGCTTCGCCGTCCACGGCGCGATGATCGAATGGACAATGAACTGCGTCGGCCTGATGGCCGCTTGCTGATCCGACTCCGGTTGCAGCTCCATCCGGGTCGCCCCGGGATACCAGGCCATGAGGCCTCCAGACATGAGGGAAGCCCCGGGCCGGGCGGCGCGGGGCAGGCGGGCAGAGCGGGGATCAGGCAGGTCCGCCGTAGGTGATCGCGACGTACGGCCGGTACGAGCCCGTCGCCAAGTTCAGGTTCGCGCCGGAGTTCTGGGCGGGGACCAGCTCGACGTAGTCCCCAGCGTTGAGGCGTACAGGCAGGGTTCTGGCCTCCACAGTGATGGGCACGGCCGCCATCGTGTTACCGAAGGTCCGGGCCCTTCCCATGCCGATCGCGCCACCGTTGACATACCAGACACACTCACGGGTCGTACCGCCCGTGGAAGCGTCGAAGGCCACGCCGCCGGCCAGTTGCCACCAGCCCGTCCGTGGCGCGGTCCAGCGGGCGGGTGATCCTGCCGACCAGCCGCCGAGGAGGTCCGACCCGACGTCGTCCCACTGGACGGCGTTGGCGGCGGCGTCGCCTCCGGTCGGGATGGTCTGGGCGGTGGCTCGGTTGGCCAGGAAGACGCTTGCGCCGATCATCAGCAGGTCGTTGAGGCGGGTGGCAGTGAGTCGCATGCCGGACAGCACGGGGGTGAAGGGCACCGGGCCTCCTCTCTACAGGGCGAGGTACGTAGGGTCGGCCAGCTGCACGGCCGCGCCGGATGCGTGGCTCTTCGCGATGCCGTTGACGGATCGGACGACCGTGGCGGTCTGCGTCAGCGTGGTGCCGGTGATCGCGGTGACCGTCATCTCCTCGCCGCCCACCAGCACGTTGAAGGGGAAGTCCGCCGGGTACGTGGCCGAGTCCACCCAGCGGGGGCCCGGCGACGAGACGAGCGTCAGCGACGCGTCGTCCGCGTCCACGGCGGCCCCGAGCGTGCAGCCGTCCGTATCCACCCGCGCGAGCACGGGATCATCGACGACGCCGACGTTCCATGGCCCGGCCGGGGAGCACGTCAAGGTGACGTCCCAGGTGAAGGTCCTCAGGTCGTCGGCGATGCGCTGCACGATCAGGTCGACCGGCCCCGGCGGCATCCACGGAGGCGTGCCGGTGATCTGGATGCGGTCGCCGATCTCCAGCGCGGCGACCTGCGGGATCAGTTCGGGGTGCTTGTGGAGCATGATGCGGACGGTCGGGTAGCGGGCCTCGTCCCACGACGCGAGGTGCAGCCGCCATCCGGCATGGAGGGGCGCCTGATCGTCCTGGTAGAGCGGCAGGGTGACCGACTCGTCGTAGACGCCGACCTCGTCCGTCGACAGCGGCCCCTCGTCGAGGACCGCCTGTCCAGACCCGCCACGGTCCCGGTTGACCTCGACCACATTCCGCAGGTTGAGATCGTCCTCAGTCGGCTCGAAAGGCGGTGCAAGCTGCGCGTAGTCCAGGACGAGCTTGGGTGTCTGGTTCTCCAGAGTGGTTCGCGTGCGATACCGCAACGCGGACTTCCCGGAGTCCTCGTAGAGGACGCCGCCGTCCACATCGGCCGCGTCCTGAAGCAGATCGAGCAGAGCGCCCGGGCGCTGCGGGCCGAGCTTCTCCGTGGGCCGGCTGAGGTCTCCGTCGACCACGCTCAGGGTGACCGTCTCGGCCTCCTCCGACGCCAACCGGAGCAGCCGGGCGCGCGCAGTCTCGCCGTTGTAGCCGTGGTCAGCAAAGCTGTACGGCTGAGGTGCGAACGCGTCTGTGCCCTGCGGGAAGACCGCCAGGTGGCCGACCCGAAGGCCCGGAATTGTGCCGAATCTCGTGTTGATCGCGGTGGGGATACCCACAGCGCCGGCCACCGTGCCGGTGAAGGCGCCCGCCGACCCGGCGATGTTGTACCAGGTGACGGTCCACTCCACATCGATGCCTACGTTCTCCACTCTGAACTGGAGGCGGTTCCAGCCTGCGAACAGGTCGGCGCCGATACCGATGGGCTGGTTGACAAGCAAGGTGCTGTCGCTGCCGTACCCCTGCACGGTTGCGGTCCCGGACCGCATCAGGATTCGCCAGCGTGTCACCGTGCCGCTGGTCGTGATGGCGAGGAACTCGGCGTCCGCGCCCGGGGCCGAGCTGGTCGAGTAGACCATCTCGACCATCCAGTCCAGGATCGAGCTGGAGGGTGCCGGGACCCGGCCGCGCATCAGCCCACCCGAGGCGACGGCAGGCAGCGGCCCGGATCCGTCGAGGCTGTCGTCCTGAGCGAAGGCGAAGCCGCCGACGGTCAACGGTGCTCCGCCAGGGAGCGCGCTCGACGCGGCGGTAGCGGCCTCCCCGTCCTCCATCGGCCAGTAGGCCAGCGGAGAGAAGGAAGGAATGCGGCGGCGCAGTGTGCTGTCCAGCGCCTTCTTACCCTGCCCGAGACGGCGCAAGATCCCCGCCGTCTGGATCGGCGCGCGCTGGTCGTGCCCGGAGACATGCCAGCGGGCCGGCCACTTCGGCACGACGTGTTCCACGCAGGTCTGCCGGTCGGTGATGCTGGCTCCGCTGGTGATGGTCCAGGATCGGCCTGCGCTGTCGGTGAAGGCGGTGGTGCCGGGCGTTTGGGCGCTGAAGTTCGGGTTGGCGACGATCGCGCCGCCGATGCCGTTGCGGACCTCAGCGGCGTAGATGCGGCGTTCGACGAGGGCGAAGCCGACAGTGGGGAGGTCGCCGACCTCCAGGGGGGCGGTGGAGGAGAAGAAGGAGGTGGTGCCGCTTGTGGTGACGGTCTGGCCGACCTGCGTCCACGGCCCGGCGAGGCTATCGGCCGTGTAGTAGGTGAGGGTGTAGCCGCCGATGCCGTTGTTCACGTCGAACGTGACGCGGACGGCTTGGCGCCTGCGAGAGATGATGGTGGGCGACCGGTGTTCCTTGAGCGTGGAGCCGTCCGGTGACCACGTCAGCAGAAGCTCACCTTCGCCGGTGATCATCAGCCGCCATGAGCGCTGATTGCCGGTGGTGGTGTACTTGCCCATCAGTTCGTAGCCGCCGTGAGACCCGGCCCACACGCTGGGAGCGACGTCAACGCGGATGTCGAGGTCTCCGGTGATGTCCAGCGATGCGTGGTCGGGGGTTGTGGCGCGCGCGGCGACACCGTCGGGGATGTTGAGGAAGGTTTCCCCGGCCGTCGTGGTGATCCGGATCGGGGTGTTGCGGGGCAGCTTCCCGTAGTACGGCGAGTTGGGGTTCCGATTGGAAAACAAGCCGTTCGGCGACAGCAGGGTGAGGGTGCCGGCCCCCGGGTCCACGACGCGACCCTCATCGGAGCGGCCGCGGGTGAGCTGGATCCCGTCCGACTGGACTACGCGGGGGGTGGCGTCAGTCCACGTGCCGTCGATCTGAAGCTCTACGCGGGCGTCGGGGACCGGCACGGGTGCCTCCTTCTATCGCTGGCCGAAGGCGACTTGCACGTTGCCACGACCGTCTGTCTGAACGACCTCGCGGATGGCGTCCCGAATCCACTGCGGGCCGCGGAACTCGATGACGACCCGCTGCTGACCACCGCCCGCCCCTGCGCCCGCGTACGGGCGGGCAGTCATCGGGCCCATCGCCATCCCCGGCACGGCGCCCGTGAGGCCCTGGAGCTGCCGCTGAAGCGCGGGTACCTGAGAGGCGATCCCGCCCATGAAGCCCTGCATCACCTTCTGGCCGGCGGGGGTGAGGATCTTCGCGTCGGTCTCGGCCGGGCCCTTCCAGTCCGGGAGGGACGCGGTGATGCGGCCGAGAGTGCCGCTCAGACTCGGGATCATCGACGTCACACCGTTGATGAGGCCGCGGATGATGGCCTGCCCGATGCTGTGGAGGATCCCGCCAGCGCCCGGGATGGAAGACCGGATCAGACCAGGCAGGCCGCGGAACAGCGCGGCCGCCTCGCCGAGTTTTTGCTGGACGGACCGGACGAGGGACTGGCCCATCTGGGCCGCGCTGCGTCCCACGGACTGGCCAAGCTGGGTGAGCGCCTGCCCGGCGCGGTCGCGCAGGTTGAGGAACCGGCGCACCACGTCGTTGACGAAGTTGCTGGCGATCGTCTTGCCGTGCTGGAGGGCCCCGGAGAAGTCGCCCCGGAGCAGGGCCGCGATGGCCTGCACTGCGGGGATGACGTACCGGGTGATCGCACCGGCCATGACCATCAGGGCCCCGGCTGTGAGCTTCACGATCAGGCCGATCAGCGGCCCGAGGTAGGGCATCAGGTCATCGAAGAGCGCGACCCCGAGTTCCAGCACCTTCACGATCAGCGGTGTCAGCTCGACGAGGAGATCGGCCAGGGCCAGGCCCAGGTCTGTGAGGCTCGGAGTGAGCTGGACCAGGATGTTCGTGAGCTGCGGGAAGATCCTGTTCACCAGCTCGACGAACGGCGGCACCAGCTTCGGCAGGACCTGCGTGGCGAGCGTGGTGATGATCGGCATCAGGACCGCGCCGAGCGTGGCCGCAAGCTGGGCCACCAGCGGCGTGGCAGCCTTGATGACCGCCCCCAGCGCCGTGAAGAGCGGAGTCAGCGCGGGCAGGATTGCGGCGATCAGATCGGCGGCCAGGTCGACCAGCGGCAGCGCCATCGTCAGGAGTTGACCGAAGGCGGAGGCCAGCGTGACGACGACCGGTCCGAGCGCTACTGCGATCTTCAGCAGGCCGTCGCCGAGGTGCTTGACCAGCTGCTCCACCGGCGGACCCAAGACCTTGAGCACGCTGCCCACGGTCTTCAGCAGGGAGACGAGGATCGGCCCGACGCTCTTCGCGAGCTGCGACATGACCCCGAACAGGGCCTGGAGGCCGGCCTGAACCTCCGGGGAGGCGAAGGCTTTCGCTGCCTGGCCGGTGATCTCCTTCAGGACACCCAGGAAGCCGCCGCCGGACGCCTCCGCCGCGGAGAAGATCGAGCCGATGATCGATCCGATGTTCTTCACCACGGCGGCCAGTTCGCCGATCAGGCTGATTGCGCGCTCGATCGCTGCCTGCATCTCACCGGACTCGAACGCCTTCGTGAGCTTGGCGGCGAGCTTGTCGAACGCCTTACCCGCCGAGGCGGTCAGCTTCGCGAAGGCGGGCGCGGCTGCGGCGCCCACCTGGCCAAGACCCGTAACGAGCTGCCCGGGCACCCGGGACAGGTTGGACAGGCCCGTCGTCGCTCCGTCGACCGCCCGGCCGAGAATGCCGCTCTTCGACAGGGAGACGGCAGCAGCTCCGACGCCCTTCGCCATCGCGTTGAGGGATCCGGCGGCGTCCACCAGCCCCTTGCGGAGGACGGGCAAGGTGGTCGTGCCCATCTCCTTGAGGACACTGTCCAGGCCCTTGAACAGGCGCTCCTGGACGTCCTGCTGCAACTTCTTGAACTCCGGGGCGAGGGCCTTGACCTGCCGTGCGAACGCCTGCGCCGACGGGGCGAGCTTCTTCAGCGCCTCCTCGAACTCAGCGGCCTTCGACGGGTCGAGCGCAGCCGTCACGGCGTCCTCGACACCGATCATGCCCAGCTTCAGCGCGCCCGCAGCGAGGCGGACCGCGATCAGCCCGGACACCGCGAGTGCCGCTGCCGGGGCCATGTTGGCCACCGCAGCGGCCAAGCCGGCCACCAGCGGCACGGCGGCGCCGAGACCACCCGCAATGCCCCCGATGGACGCGGCCAGCCCGCCCAGACGGCCCGCCATGCCCGCAAGGTTCCGCAGACTCGCCCCGAACCGGTCGCCTTCGTCCGTGCCCGTGCGGAGCCCGGCGGCGATCTGCTCGCCGAGGGTGGCGAACCGGCCGTCGAGGTGCCGCAGGCGGCCTTCGGTGTCCCGCTGGAAGCCGCGCATCCGCAGCTCGGCATCGGACAGGCCGCGGCGCATGCCGGAGTCGTCTGCGCGGATGTAGCCGACCAGGTCGCCGATGGTCAGCGCCATGTGGCCCCCTTAGGTGTGCAGTGCGGCGGCGATCTGGCTGGGGTCGTCGATGACGGACACCTCGTCACCGGCCACCCGCCAGAAAGCCGCCTCGGGGGACAGGTGGACGACGTAGTCCCAGAAGGTGCGCTCGGTCAGGAGCGGGATGTCTTGCGGGCTGATCCCGTACTCGCGGCGGAAGTCCGCGAGGATCGCGCCCCAGTGCTTTTCGACTGCGACTTCGAGGCGGCTCGGCGGCCGGCTCTGTTCTGTGGCGCCAGCGCTTTTCCCGGGTTGTCGCTGGTGACGATCTCGTACGCCTCGCCGAAGGACACCGGTCGGCCCGACCCGTGGCACATGCCCCACATGAGGAGGGTGAGGAAACCGATAGCGCCCAGGCCCGCGTCCACGAGCTGGTCGTAGACGTCGGGTCCGAAGAGCATGCCGACCAGCTCGGCGACGTCCTGCTCCTCGGACGACTCAGAGAGCTGTTCCGCCCGGGCCTTGAAACCGAACGGGAGATCCGCGGGGACGGGGACCGTGACGCCCTCGATGTCGACGGTCTCCCGCTCCAGGTGCTCGCGCTTGAACGCGGCCCATGACTGGCTCGTCACGCGATCACCGCGGTGGTGGCAGCGCCGGAGCGGGTGAAGGTGGCGGACCAGGCGCCCTTGTCGTTGTTGCCGCCGCCCTGGTCGCCCAGGTTGACGTGGACTGTCCAGATTTCCCAGTTGGTGGCGCCGGGGGCGTGGAAGCGGAGCTTGCCCTGGTTGTCGCCGAGGAGTTCGGACACGGCCTCGACGCGGAGCTGTCCGGCGTCGGTGGTGTTGTGCAGCCCCTCCAGGGTCATGCTCTTGCCGATCTGCATCTTCTGCGACTCGGACTGGCCCTGGGACCCGAAAGTCGTGGTGTCGGTGGTCTCCTCGTCATGTCCCTTGGAGAAGGTGTTGATGTCGCCGATCTCCACCCATGTGCCCGGGGTGGTGGATTCGATCTCGAAGACGCAATCGCGGGCGTTGTACCGAGGCATGGGGCCCTCCTTCGGGCATGGGTGAGAGCCCGCACGCGCACGGCGCCGGGCGAAGAGAGAGGGGTGTTACACGCGGTGGGTGGTCACCGAGCGGACGTACAGTCGGTAGTTACAGACGTGCTCGAACCGTCCGTTCTCGTCGACCTGGAGCAGTGCCGGAGCGGCCTGGATCGCGATGCAGGACAGCAGCTCAGTCCCGTCGGGGAGAGTGAGCGGCCCCAGGCCGTGGAGCTCACTGCGGATCTCGTTCGCGAGCACGCGGGACGGACGCGGATCGGGGCCGCCGCGGACGCGTACTTGAACGTTGGGTTCGTCGTAGCCGAGCTTCGAGTCCGCTTCTGGCCCGCCGTAGATGGTGAGGACGACCGCGGTGTCCGGGCTGGCGGGCATCGAGTCGATGAACGTGTTCCCGGTCACGCCGTTCTCGTCGTAAGCGAGGATGCCGAGGCCTTCCAAGTGGCGGGCGAGGCCGTCGAGGAGGTCAGCCACGGAGCCACCTCCGCAAGCTGATGGCCATGAGCTGGAGCATGATGTCCCGCTCGCTGTTCATGGGGTCTTCCAGGTACTTTGCCTTCCGACCCGGGATCGGGTGGACGAAGTCGAGCCGCTCATGCTGAATCACGGCGTACGGAGTGTCGTACGAGATCGACCCGTCGAGGCCGTCGACGTCCACCCGCCCGGAGCGCTCCAGGTTCCCCTCGTCGAGCGGTACCTGGGTATTCGCGACGCCCAGCGTGTGTTCCAGGGCTCGCCCCACGCCCTCGGAGGCGAGGCGCCGCCCTCTGCCGCCCCACAGACGGCCGCCATGCCAGGACATGCGCGTGTACTGGGTCACCGAAGCTGCACCTCCACATGGTCGGGGACGGGCAGGCCACCACCGTCGTGCCGCAGGGTCGCGATCACGGTCGTCTGGTCGCCGTCCGGCAACGTCACCCGCGACTCCGCCGGGATGGTCGGCGTGTCCAGCGGCGCCCGCAGGCGCGAGGTGGACGTGGCCTCCTCGCCGGACAGATCCCGGACCACTCTGGTCTCCTGCTCCAGCAGGCACGCCAGCGCGACCGGCGCGGCGTAGCGCGGCCCGTACGCCGACGAGCCGAGATACCGCTCGACCGTCACCTGGTGGCGCAGCAGGAACGCGGGCATCTTCACGTCCACACCACCTGCTCCAGGGCGAGACCCTCCAGGATCTCGACCGCCTCGGCCGTGAGCGTGGTGTCGTCAGCCACCTGGACGGGCACCGAGCTCTCCGGGCGGGCGAAGGACAAGCCGCCTGCCTTGACGCTCGTCCACGGCCCGGCCGCCGGATCATCCCCGGCGGCCGCCGACTCTCGGTCCGCCCACGCCTCCACCTGCACACACGTCGCGTCCCGGAAACCGGCCCGGACGTCCGTGTCCGAGGGGTATCCGGACGCGTCCGTGTCGTACAGGGCCGCGACCATGTGCCGGTCGACCAGCCGGGAGGCCCGCGCCAGCAGCCGTACGGCATTCTCCGGGGCAGGATCCCCGGTGTACGCCTCCAGCTCTGCGACCGTGGCGTAGACGCGGGCCACCCGTCAGCCCTCCGCGCTCGGAGCCGGAGGCTTGGCCGTGGTGCGCTTCGGCAGCGGCGCAGCGGTGGCGGCCGGGGCCGGCGCCTGCTCCGTGTCCTCGGCGACCAGCTTCCACGCGTCCGACGCCGCCAGGCGCTCGTCGTTGCGGGACCCGGCCACCGTGTGGACGCGCTCTACGACCTCGTGCTGCTCGTTCCGACGCTCATACAGCGGCATCAGGACACCTCCGTCTCGCCGGTCTCCAGGTTCCGCCTGACGGTCACCTTCATGCCGTCCGGGCGGGTCGCCTCGTACTCCTCGTAGCGGTCGCTGGAGTCGTCACGCTCCTCCGCAGGCCGCTCGACGGGCACGACCGCGTTCACGGTCAGGTGCCCCGCACGCGCGGCGGCGGCCTTGTCGGGGCTCACCGACGACGCCATCTCGGCGGGGTCGGTGGTGTCGGCCGGGCCGTCGCCCGGGGCGGTGGTCGACGGAGCGTCGATGTGCTCGTCGAGCCGGGTCCGCTCCGGGTTGCCGTTGGAGTCGGTCGAAGTGGTCTTGTTCTGGCGTGCAGCCATGATCAGTCAGTCCCTTCCGGGGTCAGGAGGCGAGGACGCCCCGAAGCCGGGCGGCGGCCTTACCGCCGAACACCGCGAGGCCGCAGTAGAACTCGATGCGGGTCCGGAACACGGGCTTCTCGGCGATCTCGCCCAGGTCGCGGACGTCGATCCCGCCGTTGGTGAGGCCGGTTACCGCCTGGTCGCCCTCGTCCTGGCCGAACTTCACCGCGTATACGGAGGAGGCGACCGAGCTGGAGCCCTGCGTCTCCGTCTGGGGCAGGATGTTCGCGCCGGCGGCGGTCATGCCCGGGTCGAGTACGGGGATGCCGTTCCACTGCATGACGCGCTTGTTGGTCAGGTCCTCGCGGACCATGTCGACGCCACCGAGGCGACGCCCGGCGGAGCGGATCTTCGCAATGACGGCGGCGTTGGCGTAGATCGCGCCGTTGTTGCCGTTGATGCCGGGCACAGCGGCGACGAGCGCGTCGAGTGCGTCGAAGAACGCCTGTGCGTCGGTGCCGCCGTTCCCGAGGACGGGGGCGCCGTTGGTGGCGGCGTCGATGACCTGAGCACCGGTAAGACGCTTCTTCAGTCCGTCGAAGCTCTTGGTGTCCACGGCCACGTCCCCGTTGAAGAACGTGTCCTGGAACTTGTACGAGGCGGCCTTGACCTTCATCGCCGTCTGGACGGCGCGCTGGTCGTTGAGGTTGCCGCGGGTCTGGACGATGAAACGATCGACATCGGCATCGCCACCGAGGATGACCAGGGACTCCGTCTTCTGGTTCACGGTGCCGGTCGACTCGACGTACGCCTCGTTGACCGCGCGGAAGGCGACGCCCGGAAGGCTGCCTTCCTCGTTGTAGGCGTACGCGTTGCCCTGGATCGTCAGCAGCGGAAGACGGTCCAGGACGGGAGACTCCTGGACGAACGTCTCGATGACGCCGCGCTGGAGGGAGTTCTGCGACAGGAGTGCGGCCTGCGCGAGGGTCAGTGCCATGAGGGTTCCTCTCGGTTATGAGGCGGCGGACGTCGCGTAGGCCGCGCGCATCCGGTCCAGGCCGGGGGCGGCCGTGTCTGCGGGGTTGGTCGGGGGCTGGGCGGCTCCGTGAAGCTCACCGACGCCGCGAGGCAGGGTGGAACCGGCGGCCAGGGCCGGGTTCTTGGTGGCCGCGTCCTTCGCCGCGGCGACGATGGCCGCGGTGTCGGACGGGTCCAGGCCGGCCACGGCCGCCTGGAAGCTGAGGGAGTCGGTCAGGGCCCGAGGGTTGGCGCCGTGCTGGTCGGCGGTCTCGTACAGGGCGAGACGCACCATGGCGGTGTGCGCGGCCTCGTCGGCCTGGCTGATGCGTTGCTGGGCCCACTTCGGCAGGGAC